TAATCAAAATATCAAGCGACACTACGATAACGGCAGGCTCTTATTACGCTGTCGTCGTAGGATAAGGAGGAGCTTATGAAAAATCTTTCCCCGATAAATGAAAGTGAAGACGTTGTAAACAAAGAATATGTTGACGATTCAGTCGATAAACGCCTGCCTAAATCAGGCGGAACTATGAATCCTGATTCGGAGATAGTCATACCCTACGGAGCGACGGGAAGAGCCGCAGGACTCGGAAGAAACGGAGTAAGGGTCTATACCACAAGCAACGGGTCTCCTTGGGCTTCGGGAGTGAACTTTTATGAAACCGATAAGGAAACCTCGCTCGGAGCAATAGGAGCATACGGACGCACCGACACCCTGGAGTATTACTATATAGGCAGTTATCAGAATCCGATGGTAAAGATAACGCCCGATGGAAAAATAACTACGGCGGCAGGCGGAAATCTTCTGTATGACGGTTCTATATCTACGGCTGGTGGATCACTGGCAATACCAGATCTTGCCGAATATTCGGTAGTACTTCTACAGACATACGGCGTCGGAGCCAACGGGCTGAGCTGCGGTATAACAACTCTTATCCCGATAGCCTACATAAGTAAAGGGAACAGTATTCGGCTTTACGGCGGAATCCCGTCCTCTTCGTATATCACATCAAGCGGTCCGCAGGCCGCTAAAGGCATGGGAGGATATATAACGGCTTCAATGACTTCCGATTCCCCGTCAATCCTTACGCTTGAACAGTCGGTTGGAATTATAGGAAATATACAGATATATTCAATTATTTAAAGGAGGATTTTTTTATGCAGATCAGAAAAGATGAAAACGGAAACATAATTCAGGTAGCAAGCATGGGAGGCATACCGGACGGTACGGAGCTTGATTTATCTGATTACCGCATGGACGAAAACGGCAATCTTTTACTTGATACCGAAAAGATTCAGGCAAAGCAGAACGCCGCGAGAGCAGAGGAAATCAAGATAAGGCTTGAAGAGATTGACGGCGAATCAGTCAGACCGCTGAGAGCCGACGTTACCGGAACAGCCGACGATTACGATGTTAAAAAGCTTAAAGAGCTTGAAGCGGAGGCGGAGGAATTAAGAGAGGAATTAAGAACATTGAACGGAGGTGATAAAAATGAAAATATGGGTTAAAAGAGGATTGAGAACATTTGCTCAAACGGCTGTTGGATACATCAGTGTAAACATAGTTGCTACTGACCTGACCGTCAAGTCTGCCGTTTTAGGACTTGTCACTTCAGCGATAGCTGCCGGAATATCGGCAGTCATGAATTTTAAGGAGGTATAATTTATGAATATCAAAAACATGTACATAACAAACAATCGTCCGTATACCAAAAGAGCGAAAACTACAGCCATTGCGGTTCACTATGTAGGTAATCCGGGATCGTCTGCTGAAGCCAACAGGAACTATTTTCAGAATAATAACAATGATGTTTCCGCCAATTATATAATTGGTATTGACGGCGAAATCATCTGCTGTATTCCTGACGATGAAGTCGCATGGTGTACCTGCGAAGCAAATTCATACAGTGTATCAATTGAAAACTGCCATTCGGACAGTACAGGCAAATTTAGCGATAAGACATATAACAGCTTAGTAGAGCTTTGCGCATATCTTTGTAAGAAGTATAAGCTTGATGAAAACGATATCATCCGTCATTATGATGTTACCAGAAAGGTTTGCCCGAGAGGCTTTGTGCCGAAATCAAAGGGCGGTACTGACGATAACAGCAATACGGCATGGAAGAAATTCAAAGCTGATGTAAAGGCAAAGCTTAACGTCCCTGCTTCAGCAACGTCTTCAGCGGCAAAAGGAAAGCTGTATAGAATACGTAAGTCATGGTCGGACGTAAAATCGCAGATTGGTGCATATGCAAATTTGGATAATGCTAAAAAAGCCTGTAGGTCCGGTTATACAGTTTATGACCATAACGGCAAGGTAATATATAGTACCGACTCTGTTACTTTTAAAAAAGGTGACAAGGTTAAAGTTAAATCAAAAGCAAAGGATTTTAGTGGAAACAGTCTTGCAAGTTTTGTATACAACACTACATACACAGTACAAGAAATCAGCGAAAACCGTGTTGTTATCGGTATCAACGGAGCTGTTACAGCGGCAATGCATAAGAATAATCTTATTAAAATCTAAATAAGGGGCAGTTTTGCCCCTTTATATTATTTTAGGAGGTATTTATGAAAAGTTTTATTCCATGGATTGGTGGCAAAAGCCAATTAGCTAAAAAAATAGTCTCAATGTTTCCGGATGAATTTGATAGGTATATTGAAGTATTCGGTGGTGGTGGTTCGGTTTTATTTGCAAAAGATAAACACGCTCCGCTCGAAGTGTATAATGATGCAAACGGTCAGCTCGTGAACCTATTCAGGTGCATTAGGTTTCATAGAGAAGAACTTCAGCGTGAGATTTCCGGATATATAAATTCTCGTGAAATATTTGATGACATAAAGGCACAGATAAATATGAGAGGTTTTACTGATATTCAACGCGCGGCCATGTTTTACGTACAAGTTAAAATTAGCTATGGAGCTGACGGAAGAACCTATGGCTGCAACAAAAAGGATATTTCACCGTCTTATCTGACAGAAATAGAAAAAAGACTAAAATCCGGAGCAGGAGTAACTATTGAACATAAAGATTTTGAAAACCTTATTAAGGTTTACGATCGCTCAAATGCATTGTTCTACTGTGATCCTCCTTATCATAAATCGGAAAAATATTATGACGCCGAATTTACAAGCAGTGACCACGAACGTTTAAAAGCGTGTTTAAGTAACATTAAAGGGCGTTTTGTACTATCTTATAACGATGATGATTTTATTAGGAATTTGTATAAGGATTTTAAAATCACAGAGGTGGAAAGACAAAACAATTTATCAAGAGGCAGTTATAAAGAGCTTATTATAACTAACTATTGATGTTATTTTTTTTAGGACATAAATAACAAAATACGTTATTTGTGAATTAACAAAAGTATCATCGGAGGACAATTATGATTAAATTAAATCTACTTGAGCTGCTCAAAGAGCGTGGCATGACACAGGCCGAGTTTGCCGACATAATAGGCATAAGACCATCAACCGTGTGCGATATATGTAATAATAACTGCTCATTTTTAAAAATCGAAAATATAGATAGAATCTGCAATAAGCTTAATTGCAAAATAGAGGACTTGATTATAATTGTTCCTTCATCTGAAAGGATTAATAATAATGAAAGTATTAAGCTTATTTGACGGAATATCATGTGGAAGAGTTGCACTTGAACGTGCAGGAATCCCAGTCGAGAGATATGTTGCATATGAGATTGACAAATATGCAATCAAAACTTCTAAAAAAAATTATCCGCTAATAGAGCATTGCGGAGATGTTACAACAGCGGATTATACTCAATATAAAGGCTTTGATTTATTAATTGGCGGCTCACCATGTACATATTGGAGCATCGCAAAAAGAAACCGTGAAACTACCTGTGACGGAGAGGGCTTTAAATTGTTTATGCAGTACATCAGGGCATGGAGAGAAAGCAGTTGTCGATATTTCCTTTATGAAAATAATCAAAGTATACATAAGGATATAAAAGAGGAAATAAGCCGTTTGCTTGGAGTCGAACCCATAATGATTAATTCTGCTTTGGTATCTGCTCAAAGCCGCAAGCGCTGTTACTGGACTAATATTTCTGGAGTGACCAAACCGGAGGATAGAGGTATATTCCTTAAAGATATTGTTGAAATCGGTATACCATGGCAAGGGAAATCGTATTGCTTAACTGCTAATTATGGAAGTGGAACTTTAAAAAATACACTTGAAAGGTGTCAGAGAACAATGATTGCCGAGCCAGTCAGCTGCGCAATCCGTAGCCGTTATATTAATTCTGGCAACAGGGCTGTAAAGTGCGATGGCGGAACTTACCCTTCCATTGAAACTCGTAAAGACGGTAAAGTCAATTGCATGACAACAGTTACTAAGGACAGTATGGTTCTACATCCTTTAAGGATTGGAGATATCGGGAGCAATTCACAAGGTCATAGAGTTTATTCTGTTCAAGGCAAATCAGTTACACTTTCAGCAAATGGAGGTGGGCAGGGCGGTTCAACCGGTTTATATAAAATAAACTTGCCTGACGGCGAATATATTATACGTAAATTAACTCCAGTTGAGTGTGAACGGTTGCAGACATTACCGGATAATTATACTTTTGGTGTATCAAATACTCAGAGATATAAGCAGCTTGGAAATGGTTGGACAGTTGATGTAATTACTCATATATTAAAGAATATTAAATAAGAAAAAGACCGTTTTAAGGATAATAAAATACCCTTAAAACGGTCTTTTTTTTGTATTTTGCGTGTCGCATTTTTGCATTTTGTGCGTCAGGCAACAGAAATAAATAGAGCTTAACTTTCAAATAAGAGGTTTATAAGCAGACGGAAGGCGGTAGTTGGTATTTAGAAAAAGTCGCAAATGAGTTTATAGGCATCATAAAGAAACTATTGCCGATTCATATTTAGCAATTATATTTAGGAACAAAAGACGGATAAAGGAAATAATACCTTTATCCGTCTTTTTTATTTAGAACATCATATATAGAAACTCAAATACCGTTTTGTATGGTATCACAAAAGTGATATTGGGCAAAGCGGTCTTTTTATGTCAATTTATGACAAAGTAAAAAACGCACGCTTAAACAGTTTCATATGAGATCAGCGCAGAAGTTCAAGACGCTTTGCGACAGAAAAAAGCTCTGTTCAATAAATTAATCTTCTTTGTCAAGCAGGCGCAGAGACTTTTTATTTCTAAAGTACAGACATACGCCTATTCCTATAAACGCAATAATAAAAAAGAACAGCGCCGCGCCGCTTCCCTTACCTGTGCCGAACATATATGTAAGAACGTTTTCATTTTGCTTTGCCATTATCGGCTCACATATGAATTCTACCACAAAGCCTCCAAGGAAATATCCCAAAGGAATGGTAAAAAATTGCAGAGAATTTCTGACGGAATAAATCCTTCCCTGTATATTTTCAGGAATTTTAAGACGCAGAATCGCTTCCATATTGGCGCTCATAAGCGGTATTGTAATCCAGCCGAGAAATCCGCCGATACTCCATATCAATGCGTTGTTTCCCAAAGCGAGCAACAGATTTTCCGTACTCATTGAAAACAGCAGACAGTTGCAGATCACCCGTACTCTATTTTTAGGAGGCTTTGCAATAGAGGCAAAAATACTGCCGATAAGGGTTGTTATACCGATAACAGTATTGATAATTCCCATTGTTATCTCAGAGCCGCCGTTTCGTGACAAAAGCATTGCGGGAAATGCGGCATTATACATAGAAGCAACAAGATTGATTGCGGCGAGAAATAAAATCAGCGTAAAAACACCCTGCTGATTTTTCAGTCATATCACGCCGCTTTTTACCGAGCGGATAAAGTTATCGCGTTCTTCCGACCGTTTGTTATCCTCGGGAATTTTTATAAATAAAAGCAGAGTCAAAAATGCCGCCGCAAAGGTGATAAGGTCTATGCAGATAACCGCTTCAAGCCCGAAAAAGCCGATAACCGCAGTTGTAATAATCGGCGTAAGAATAGTGTTTGCCGAGTTTGACATATAACGAAGTCCGCCGACTTTTTGGTAATATTTTTCGGGGAGTATTTTTGTTACCGCAACCTCCGAGGCTGGCGACTGAACGGTATTCATCACTCCGCCAACTGCGTTGATAACGTATATGTGCCATATTTCAAGACGGTTTGAGATAAGAAGGACAAGTACGATAATCGTTGTCAATGCGGTAATACTGTCGCAGACAAGCATTGTAAATTTCTTGTTCCAACTGTCTGACAGCGCGCCGGCGAATACGCTGAAAATCACATAAGGCGCATACGAGCACACCATAAGCGAAGCGGTGGCAAGCGCAGAGCCTTTTTGATTATATGACCAGATTATCAACGCATAAGCTGTCATAGAGCTGCCCAAAGCCGAAAACGACTGAGTCAGCCAAAGGATAAGAAATATTTTCATTTCTTTAAACGTTTTATATAAATTGTTCATTTTTAACCTTACTCCTAACTTGATTTTTATTTATTCAAATCAGTGTGCAAGGCTTCGGAACAGAAATTATTCCGCTCTGTTCAGGTCTGTTCCGTTAAACCCTGCACAGAGCATTGTCAATACATAAAAGCATAGCGTTATCCCTCTTTTTTTTACTATTAAAATTATACCATATCCCTTAGAATTGTCAAGGCGTATTAAGACGCGCCCGCCTTCCGGCCGATGTTAATAATGACGGAAAAGTAAATGCGAGAGACTGCTCTATAATTTCACAATTCAGCGTGGGCAATATCAATAACTTTTAAGGTATAGCTGCAATATCTTTACTTACATACGCCCTGTTTACGCTTCGGTAATTAAAAGGTTTATTATTCAATAGTTGATAAGTAAAATTAATAATTAAAAACTGCCTGATTTTGATTTACCTTAAAAGGTCGGTCACAAAATTCATTAGGCAGATTAAGAAGGCTTGAATCCTGAATTTAAACAGGATTCAGGTCTTTTAGTTTTATGACAATAATTCAAAAATATCATCTTTGCTTTTACTGAAGATCCTTACTTTTATCCCAAATGCTGCTTGTAAATCTATTTTAAATAAATTTACATTATATATTATCTGATTTAGCGGTTTGATTGCAAAAGACTACGGAATTCCGTCGGCGTTAAATTGCATTTTTTCCTGAACTGCCTTGTAAAATGGGCATATGTTTTATAACCGGACTGAAAGGCGATTTCAGTTACGGACAAATTAGTTGTGGCAAGCAGCATTTTAGCGTAAGCTATCCTGCTTTCTGTCAAATCTTCGATAAACGTTACTCCGAAGGTTTCTTTATATGAGCGCTGAAATGCAGATTTGCACATGCGAACCTCGTGCGCGGCGCTTTCAACTGTTCTGGATTCGAATGGCTTGCTATATATTTTATTTCTTATAGTAACAAGCATTTCCTGCTTAGAACTTAATATAGCCATACTTTCCTGATTTAAGCGCTCGCTTATTTTATTGAATATCAGCGATATGAAATTAGAAATGCTGTTATCCTTATAAAGGTTACATGAGCCGAATTCATAAGCTATGGATTTGAAGCAGAAATCAAGAAAATAAATACTGTCTATTTTGATCGGCGTAGAGTAGGGAATGTTTAACTTTAAAAATTCCTGTTCCTCTCCGGGCTCAAAAAGAAAATGAATCCAGTTATTTTCAAAGGTCTGCTGAGGAAGACACTTATAATATTGAGGCATACCCTTTGGATATATGAAAACAGAATTTTTCGGTATGATTGTTTCAGCATTATCCAGAATAAAAACCGCGTCAGTTTTTAATAATAAAAGCAGATAATCTCCGCTGCCCTCCGGGCGGTTTATAAAAAAATCAGCGTCATGGCAATGATTGTAGCCGACATTGTTAATAATCATCAAAAATCCCTCCTATGCACAAAATGCGCTATAATTTGTATTATATATCATTGCATTTGGATTGTCAATTATATATAATAAAATTATGAAATTGTGAATGAAAATATCGTTTTAATCAAAAATATTATAATTAAGGAGGAACACTTATGAGAAAAAGAAAACATACTTTGATTAAAATAATTGCCGCTGTTACTTCGGGAATTATTTTAACTGCTTCCATACCCGCGTCGGCGGCATGGGCTGAATCAAATAATATCATAACCAATTCTACATTTGATTATAATACCACGGGCTGGGGCACATATAAGGAAAGCGGCGGAAACGCCTCCCTCTCTGTGGATAGTGGACGTCTTGCCTTAAATATTACGTCTTTAGGCACATTAAACTATTCCGTTCAGGTATATTACGACATTGTGCCGCTGTATCAGAACGGAGTTTACCGCCTGAAGTTTGACATATCATCTACCGTAGACCGTTATGTTGAAGAAATGATTCAGCAAAACGGCGGTACATACAAGGCTTATACTTGGAAAGGGATTAATATAACGTCTGAGCCGCAGACTATAGATTACACATTTACTATGAATTCGGAAACAGATATTATGTCCAAGCTGGTTTTTAACTGCGGAAATCAAGGAAATGAGCTGCCGGAGCATACTATCTATATCGACAACGTATCATTGGAGCTGATAGACGACAGCGAGGTTGATTATACCGAATTCAAGGCTTACGAGCCGCCAATCGTTATAAATCAGGTAGGCTATAAACCGGATAGCAAGAAAACGGCGGTTTTCCGCGAAGTGACGGATGAAACTGAATTTTCTGTAATTGATTCTGTCACCGGCAAGACGGTTTACACGGGAGAGCTTTATGGTAAAACTGTAAACAGCAGCGCAGATGAAACCGATTATTTCGGAGATTTTACATCGGTAACGGAACCGGGAAGCTATTATATATCTTGCGGAAACTTAGATGATTCCTATACCTTTGAGATTTCAGAAGCGGTTTATGATAATCTGCTGGACGATACCGTCAGAATGCTGTATCTGCAAAGGTGCGGCGCTGAGGTTGAGGAGGGCGTATTCAGTCATCCCGCCTGCCATAATACGGAAGCTGTTATTTACGGGACAAGCGAAAAAATAGACGTTACGGGAGGCTGGCATGACGCCGGAGATTACGGCAGATATGTTGTTCCGGGAGCAAAAGCAGTTGCGGATCTGCTTTTCGCTTATGAGGCTGCTCCTGAACTTTATAGCGACAATATAGGTATTCCCGAAAGCGGAAACGGAATACCCGATATTTTAGACGAAGTCAGATATGAGCTTGAATGGATGCTAAAAATGCAGTCGGAATCAGGCGGAGTTTATCATAAGGTAACATGTCAGAATTTCCCCGGCTATATAATGCCGCAATTTGAAACGAATCAATTAATTGTAACTCCTATTTCCACAACGGCAACGGCAGATTTCTGCGCTTCAATGGCGATGGCATACGAATTTTATTACGATATAGACAGAGCTTTTGCGGAAACATGCATTAACGCTGCCGAAAAGGCATGGGGATATTTAAATGAAAATCCTAATTTGATATTTGAGGATCCTTCAGATATAACCACCGGCGATTACGGGGACAGCTCCGATAAGGACGAACGGTATTGGGCAGCCGCACAGCTTTACCGCGCTACAAGAAACGACGTGTATCTTGAATATATTATGCAGAACGGCGTAAAAACAGGTCAGGACTGGACAACTGTAGGAAATTACGGCAGCTTTGCAATTCTGACTATGAAGGATATTGATAAGAACTCAGAAATATACACAAGGGTTAAGAATTCTGTTATTTCTCAGGCTGATTTATTTTTAAAAACTACTACGTCTACTCCATATGGAGTGGCAATAACTAAATTTAATTGGGGAAGCAATATGACGGTTGCAAATGCCGGCGTTTTACTTGGCGTTGCCTATGACCTGACCAACGACAGCAAATATCTTGACGCGGCGGAATCAAATCTCAATTATCTTTTAGGCAAAAATCCAAACGGAGTATGCTTTGTTACAGGTTATGGAACGGTATCTCCGCAGAATCCGCATCACAGACCGTCGATGGTTGCCGGACAAGCAATGAAAGGAATGCTTGTAGGAGGAGTCAATTCAGCCAAAGAGGATAGCGCCGCAAAGGCTTACCTTTCAAACAGTCCCGCTGCAAAGTGCTATATAGATCATTCCGAAAGCTATTCCACCAATGAAATCACGATTTACTGGAATTCACCCCTAACCTATTTGTTATCATTGACGGAAACGGAAAAAACCGAGATCAAGGGAGATATTAATTCCGACGGTGAAAGAAATACGGCAGATTTGGTTTTGCTGCAGAATTATATTTTGGGAAAATCGGATTTGACTGAAAAACAGACTGAGATCGCCGATATTAATAAGGACGGCTTTATAAATTGCTTTGATATTATAATATTGAAAAGAATGTTGTTAAATCAGTAATAACGGCGTTAAGATTATCTCCTACTGCTTAAACGGAGGGTCAGAAATTTTATATTTTAAATAAAGCGCGGCGGGCAGTATAAAAAATTGTCCGCTGCGTTTTGCAGTCTGCGGGGAACATAACTCCGCTTTCCGTTTTTTCGCTATTTGAATATCAAAAAAGCCCGAAACCTCGGGCTTTTTTGACTGTTCATCTCTTTTATAACAACAATATGGTGACCCGTAATCAAGTTCAGAAGTTTTTACATCAATATGATACATATTTCTACAGTAAATCCTGACGATAGCCGGGACTTTTATTTACTAACGACCGCTCTTCTTGGAGCCTGCTCTGCTTGCAAGACTGATTTCTTTCAGATACTTAATACCATTGTTTATAGCGGTTGCGCTTAATTTTAATTCCGTTGACATATCACAAATCTATCTTCGCCCTATAGCGATGATACTAGTTATTTCAAGCATTACTTCCAAAATTCGAATTGGACTGAGTTTCATTAACAAACTCCACTTTGCTTTCTGGAATTTCCTGAGAAAATCTTGATTGCATTAATTCTTGAAAATCTTCATTATATTCAAATCCTATGCATTTTCTATTGCACTGTTCAGCAGCAATAACAGAAGTGCCGCTACCAAGAAACGGATCTAAAATAGTATCATCGATATTAGTTGTAGCCTTAATAATTCGTGCTACTAAATCATTGGGATAGATTGCAGGATGGATATACTGTTTACCAACACTTCCAGCTTTACGATTAATATTCCAGAATGCTCCGCCATTCAACTTTTCATTTTTATAATCACAATATCCATCAAATACAGCATGATTAACTTCAAATTGTTCATTCTTTGAAAACAACAATACATATTCGTGACGGTCCACAATGTTTTTATCTCCAGTTGGAATGCCGGAAGATTTGTGCCAAATAACTATTCCTTTATAAAAGAGGCCTATTTCACAGCAGATTTTTACAAAGTCGTGCGGAATAGTTATTGCTTTGCCATTTTGAATACGAATATTGATGTTAATCCAAAGAGAACCATCTTTTGATAGTTTGTTATAACACTGTGTCCAAACCGCTTTCATGCGTTCAAGGTATACATCATATCTTTCCTGACCAATTTGACCTTTTTTAAAATAGTCCTTTAAATTCCAATATGGTGGTGAAGTAACTACAAGCTTAACAGAACCATCTAAAACATCGAACATGTTTTCAGAAGATTTAAATATCACTTTGCTATTTTGCTGAGAAATCAGCGAACAAGAATTGTCGGTATTTGCAGGCAAAATGTTAGAAGAAACAAAATCATCTTGTATAAGCAAGTAATCATTTCCACAATCAGACATGTTTAAAAGCCGTGAAATCACACCATCATCAAGCATAATATGTTCTGTAATATTAGCATGACCGTCATCTTCAGTCGGAATCCAAACGTTTCCGGGGTCTTTTCCTTTCGGATTATAATTTTTTGTTCTTTTACCCCATTCCACGTCTTTCCATATATGTTTTTCACGAATGGCATCTTTATTGAATTTCATAATCGAACGATTTTATGCCAATGAATCTTTTGTTGAAAAACCCTTTCCGTTTGCATAACGCCAAATATTTGTGCGTACTCCGAATTTATTTATAACTTTTTTCCCTTTATTAGTGAGCGTTCCATCTTTTTCTCTTCGAGTAATTTCACCATTTGTCATCAATATGTAAAAAATGAATTTTTCTGTGACAGTTAGGACACAATGCAAACAAATTCAGATAATGATCAGGACCATAAGCAATGTTAAACGGAATCAAGTGGTGAAATTCTACATACGGCTCTCCGGCAGCTGTAATGAATGTTTCTTCGCCGCAACATTCACACTTTAACATGTTATTTTCCGAATAGCATTTCAGATAATATGATTTAAGCATGCTTACCAACGTAGCATTTCTTTCTCTGTTTTCCGCCGACACAACAGTTGCGCTTGCGGATATTTTTTCGATTTTTGTAAATAAATCAGCAGCATTTTGCGTTTTATAATTTGCAATAATTTGCTCGTTTTTATTGTCGTTCATATTCAAGTAACTTGAATAATCATTATTTCTAATAGACGATACGGCAGTTTGAACTTCTTTTTTTATCTTGGGAAGTGTACGTATTCCCATTACCTTTAAAAGATTTGTAAAATTCGTCTCCAAAAATTTACTAACATCGTTAATGTTTTTTCTGTTCATATCCTCTACATTACTGATATTCAAAGAAATAGCTGCAAATGTTATTGCAACTGATAGCAAAATCATATTGTCGGGGTGAATATTATAAAGGTCCCAATGGATTTTTACTTTACTATCAATAGCTGTTGAACTACCAGCAACAGTTTTGATATACCTCTTACGTAAATCGCCCTCAACAATTTTAAACACGCTTTCATATTTTTGCACTTTATAATCATTTAGTTTTGAGTAGACATTGTATATTAAGGCAAGAGTATCTTTACAATCAGTATATACAATTGAGTTCCTAAACTTAAGAATTCCTAAGGGATTCAAACCTGCATCCATTGGCAAATCGCTTCTTAGTCCTAAAAGGTATTTAAGTAATTCTTTGCGACCATCTTCATCAGCCTTATCTCTTTGCCGTCCAAACATATTAACTTGTTTCATGATTTCATCCAAATGACAAAGTATATTGTTTTCTTCTGTCTCCCATAAATTTTTATCAAAACAATGCTTTTTTCTGGAAACAATATACTTATATGCTTCGAGCGACATTGAATCTTGACGAAATACATAACCTAAAATATCTAAATATGGAGTATAGCTAATACCGACTGGGGCTTATTAACTTTAGAAGGGATTTGATTAATATCAGCCGTTGCTGGTTGAGAAATCATTTTAATCTTCTGGTGTTCCCAGATTATGAGAAATTCATTTGCATTCGCTTTAAGCGCCAACTCACCTATTGGAGTTAAACTGCTGAATTCAAAGTCCGTAGCGCCTGTTGATTTTGAATGAAAATAACCGTAGTAATATAAAATTTGACGCTCGTTGCGAATAAAAGCAATCATATCGTTTTCAATTCCTCGATAATTAGGCCTATCATGCGGGTAATCCTTAATAAGTTGCTTGATATCTGCTTCGTCAAGCTGTACGTATACATACATCGATTACCGCGCTAAGTATAATGTTATCAATGTTTTTGCGTGAATAGACAAATCCAGGCTCCTGAACAGCTTCCTTTAACATTTTCTTTACGCCAGATTGTCCACCAGATCCCATAAGTAATGAAAAATAATATTTCTTTGCACTTTGATAATAAGAATTCCTTTCATCCTGATTTTCGAATATATTATAACTTGCAAAATTCGAAAATAAATTAAAATGTTCGTATTTAAAATTTATAGCTTCGTTTTCGGGATAAAAATACCTTTCAGCATTTTCCTGAACTTCTGAAGGTAAACTATTTATGAAATCGTCAAAAATTTCTATTACCTTCTGCTGATATGTTTTTGTCATTATATCATTAGATAAAAAGATATAGTAGTAAAGTGTTAGAAATTTTTTGGTATACCACAATGTGCCAGAATTCTGCACTTTTGTTAATTCCATTGATTTAGTTAAGGCATAATTACCAGGAAGCAATGAGTGTGGTGTCAAAGCGTCTGGCCCGCAAATTGGCGATGGCGTCGGGTCAGAACAGAAATCCAGATACACAATGCCGCTATATGCAAGAAAGGAGTCGCCATAAAACTTTACGTGGTTAACCTCGCCATTCAGCAGGTCCTTGACCAGATTGATTTCGACCCGTAAACCGGTGAAATACTCTGTGACAGCGAAGCGCTGTTTGCCCAGCTGAATGCACTGGAAATGGAGCGCAAGTGCCACATTCGTCGCAAAACCAAAACACATAATCATCCTCAAATTCATCAGCAGATAGCTTGTATCCGCAATCCTCGCAAGTCCAAAGTGTCGACTTTTTGTTGATTGTCATCTTACCGCTTTGGCAAGCTGGGCAAAACATCCACTTCTTGATTTTTCGGATATACGCATAGGTGAGGGCCTCAACTATATTTTTATGCTTCTGTGTTTTCGACTTCTTCATCTACTATGCCTCCTTCATCAGAGTCGCTGCGAAAGCAGTGTATATTTTTTCACCCTTAGCAAGACAAGTCTTTTCGCCCTCGGTCAATGCGAAATTAAAAATGTTCTTTACGCCATCTAACATATTTCCATCGCCGATGGATTTAAGAGGTTTTGTTACATCCGGTGCTGCGGCAGATGCTGTATTCAGCAGTTCTCCAATTTGATTACTCTTGCTACTCATTCCATGTCCTCCTTTTCAACAGACAAACTATCAATCAGTTTTTGAAACTCTGTGATTTGCGACTGATCAGCTTCAATTTGCTTTTGAAGCTGGTAAATGGTGCCTTCCTTAGCTTTGATGGCCTCAGTGTATCTTTGAATTTCTCCACGGAGAAAATTGATGACGTCTTTGTTGGAGATGCGGGCTTTCTTTAATTGCTCTGCATCAATTAGCTTCTGTGCTACCAGACCCCCGACCATGACTGTTGGCAGTACGGCAGCTCTGATGGCTCCTGCTACTGAGGCTTTTGCTGCAGCAGCATATTTGGGAGAGGATTTCAGGAACTCATGAAGCGCTGCCTCATAGACGATATGTCCACCTTTTTTTGATTCAATGGTCGCATCGAGCTTTTTGTCACGGATCCATCGACTGTCTCAGGATTTGTATTCAGCATTTCTGCAATCTCCTTAACGCTATAAGTCTTCACGCCTTTGCCTCCTTCCTAACTGAATATAGCATAACACAAATATGTAGAATAAGCAATAGTTTTGTAGTATTAAAATGTTGCATTAACAAAAAAGTTACATCTGATGGTATAAAAAAAGAGCCGGTCACATAACCGACACCCTAAACGGCACTCCGACACCCCTGTGCCTATGCCGCAGTTCTTTGTATTAAATAGCGAGTCTTAATTTCTATCAAGACCTTATCTTTGATACAAAAGAAAAAGCCTTCTCCGGTGTAAAAATACCGAAAAAGGCTTGATTTCTGGGCTTTCGAGGTCAAACTATGATTTCGAAAGCCTTTATTCTTTTGTGCTGTCACCACTTTTGCTTTTTGCAATCAGCACAAGCGGCTCTTGCGACAGGCTCGAAAAGAGCAAAATTAAAAAGTATGCCAAAATTAAAAGGTTTACTTGCGTTTTCTCCGCACAACAAACAGAATGTGAAAAGGGAGACCTGTTGCCATACCATCATATTTGGAATCATCTAAAATCAGGCCTCGCTTCTTTGCCTGCTTGTGAACTCTTGCGTCAATTTCAAAGAAATCCTCGAAACCAAACATCTCATTGTGTATTTCATAGTCTCCACAAGTCAGATATTCATGGCCGTATAGCTGCTTTATCACATCACTTGTAGCAAGCTCGGTTCCTTTCGGTAGGGACAGAAGAACGTCGACAATTTTAGATACGATTTTATTCATCGTCGTCATCATCTTCTTCCTCCTCATAATCCAGCTATATTCCGAGCAGTTCTTGAAAACGGTCAAAATTGTATGGATAAGCATTATCGCCATATATCTTCACTGGCTTGTGGCCGTTGGAAAAATAAATCTCCAGCTCCCCACTGCGTCCCATCCAACACCATGTAGCCAAATCTGCGCAAGTCATACTTACTGCGCCATTCTCCAAGATGCAACTCACGCAGACCGTCGATGAACTCTTCTTTGCTGCATGGATAATCTGGCTCAATGTCAAAATTTGTCGGTTTCAGAATATGCGAATGTTCTACATCCAAATGAAGGTGTTCTGCGTCAAGAGTGTAAGTTCGAGTTTCATAACCTCCAAAATATCCGCCGATGGAAAATACCAGCTTGCAAATTGCTGAAATATTATCATCAAATTCAGCAGCCTTCAACTCCGCCTGTGAAGGCGTATATGTACCACCAGCTTCTATGAGCGCTTCCTTTGCCCGTTCAAGATATAAACGGGTACACCACAAGCGAGTAGATTCACTCGGATGTACTATCGGCTGTTCACCATAATCGGGATGCTCCATCGTATTTTTGAGATGACCAATTTCTTTTTTCAGGCCACGAATAGCTGTCATTATCTGTGCAGCTTTTTCCCTTTGAGATATTCTTCGTAGTATCCTTCCGGACTTATCATCATAATCGGTCACCTCCTTAATCCATACTGCCGCTGCCACGGTTACCGCCAAATTCGCATCCATGCACATGATCGTGGCCGTAGTACCAACGACCATAGCGATATCCGTAATGTGGTGGACAGTTTGCGCAGTCGCCGTTGCATCTACCATTATGTCGATTGCCATGATTTGAGGCTGCTCCAACTCCGGCAATAACAGCGAATAGTGTACCGAAAAAACCTAACTTCGGTGCAGGAGGTGCTTCTTGGATGAAATCATCGTATACCGGCTCCTCGTGCATATCCAGCTTATGCTTTTTGGCAATTCGTCTGTATTCTTCTTCGGGCAGTCTATCGTACAATTCCTCAGCTTGGCTATCATCAAATTTGCCATCAACAGTGAGCGCCATCTTCTCAATTAGGTGGTCAGCTATGCCGGTATAACACCATTCGATGACTTCCTCTGGTGGAAATTTCACACCTTTGCTCAAGGCACGTTCAATCAGGATTTCCATCGTATCTTCGTCAAAGCTATCTCGCAAAATACCGAGCTGCTCCGCCGAAAAACAATCATTTGCCTTCAGTGCCATTTCACGGACAAAATCATCGTTGGAGGTTTCTAATATCTCCATGATGGCATCTGTCGAATGTTTGCTGCTGCCGCTTTTCTTTATCATGGTCAAAAAGACATCATCATCAAAACAGCCAGCTAAGTCCTGAAGCTGATCGTCAGTAAAGGCACCTTCCATACCGGCTACAACCCGTCGGATGGTTTCTTCGTTGATACTCATATTCAGGTCTTCCACATGCGCTGGGCCAAAACGAACACCGGCATCCAACGCTCTATTTACCAGTCGGCTTGCAGCCTTTTCGTCACAAAGCTCCATTGCCACTTCGGTTATTTCATCGGGAGCCCCATACGATGTGAGGTCGGAAAGATGCTTAATTTGTGTACTGGTCGCCCAATCATAGAATTTTTCGTAGTACTCATCCCATGTGTACTGTCTCACATCGACACCCCATTTAGAAACTAAAAATTCATACTCGACGTCCCATTCCATATAGACGAATAAATTCATCAGAGAACTTTTTGACAAAATCACGATCAAGTGCTGTTGCTAAAGTTTCGTCATTATAATTTGCGGCCTTCGTCCAATTGTAGGAACCGTGCATAACATACTCAAAATCTATAATGCAGAATTTATCGTGCATCCTATTCCAGTCATCCCACCCGTGATGAGGAATAAGTATTAAATCAAAGTTCTCGGAAAGTTGCTGATAGAATGGCCTGTTGCTACTTTCTTCGGAAATTATTAACCTGACATGTACTCCCTGTTTCTTTTTGGCAAGCAACTCATCATGGTGCCAGCAAGCTCTCTCAGGTGGACCCGTCCAATTATAAAGCGCTGCTTCGTGATGCGGAGGTGATCGGGAATGCCACCTAAAGCACACGCCATTTTATCTGCGTCATCTTCCCATCGCTGGCTGAACTGCCCGCCTTCTGCAAGGTTATGTGAAACCTACGAAGACAAAGGCAGCGATTATGCCGCCGAAGGGACCGACGCACATAGCCTCTGTGAGTACAAGCTCCGCTTGGCTCTCGGCATGGAGGCTGCTGACCCGACCGAACATCTGACTTGGTATAACGAAGAAATGCTGGACTGCGCCAATGGCTATGCGTCCTACATTTTAGAGCTGGTGGAAGCCGCCAAGGAAACCTGCGCTGATCCGGTGGTCCTCATCGAACAGCGTGTAGATTTCTCCCGCTGGGTAGAACAAGGCTTCGGCACTTCGGATGCCATTATCATCTCCGACGGAACGCTCCATGTGGTGGATTACAAACATGGCCTTGGTGTTCTGGTGGAGGCAGATAACAATCCGCAGATGATGTGCTACGCCCTCGGTGCCTTGGAGCTGTTCGATGCCATTTACGACATCGACGCCGTGTCAATGACCGTTTATCAGCCAAGACGCCAGAATGTATCCACCTTCGAAATGTCCAAGGATGACCTTTTCCGCTGGGCCGATGAAGTCCTGAAGCCGACTGCAGAGCTTGCCTTTGCCGGTGACGGAAACTTCCTCTGCGGCGAGTGGTGCGGCTTCTGTAAAGCCAAACACGAGTGCAGGGCCAGAGCCGAAAACCTGATGCTGGCGCAGTACGATTTCAAACTGCCTCCGCTGTTGGAGGATACGGAAATCGAGGTCATTCTCACCCGTGCAGACCAGCTGGTCTCTTGGGTCAACGACATCAAGGAGTATGCACTCCAGCAGGCCATCTCCGGTAAGGAATGGACCGGCTTCAAATTGGTCGAAGGCCGCAGCAATCGTCGCTACACCGATGAGGTCGCTGTAACCCAGACCGTAACCGACGCAGGCTTTGACCCGTATGAGCGCAAGCTCCTCGGTATCACTGCCATGCAGAAGCTACTCGGAAAGAGCCGCTTTGACGAACTACTGTCGGCCTATATCGAAAAGCCGCAGGGCAAACCCGCACTTGTACCGGAAAGCGACAAACGCCCGGTCATGAATAATGCAAAAACTGATTTTATGGAGGAAAACGATTATGAGTAAGAATGTAAAACCTGTAAATCCCATGAAGGTCATCACTGGCCTGAAACCCGCTGGAGCCACGCAAATGTCTGGGAGCCTAAGTCCATTAACGGCGGCACTCCTAAGTACAGCGTCAGCCTTATCATCCCTAAGTCCGACACTCGCACTGTTGCCAAGATTAAGGCCGCTATCGAAGCTGCCTACAAGGAAGGCGAAGCGAAGCTCAAGGGCAACGGCAAGACCGTACCTGCGCTCTCCATTTTGAAGACTCCTCTTCGTGATGGCGACCTTGAGAGACCTGACGATGCAGCCTACGCTAATGCGTACTTCATCAACGCCAACGCTACCACTGCTCCCGGCATCGTGGACGCAGACCGCAATCCTATCATGAGCCGTTCCGAGGTTTACTCCGGTGTCTACGGTCGTGCCAGCATTACCTTCTACGCTTTCAACAGCTCCGGTAACAAGGGCATCGCCTGCGGCCTCAACAATCTCCAGAAGATTCGTGACGGCGAGCCTCTCGGCGGCAAGGCCAGCGCTGAGTCCGATTTCAATACGGATGAAGATGAGGATTTCCTCGACTAATGACCTGATTTCCCAGCAGGGCGGCGGAGCAATCTGTCGCCCTGTTTGGGTATGGAAAGGATGTGACAACGCATGAAAACACTCAGTATTGATATAGAAACCTACAGCAGCACTCCACTGCAAAAGTCCGGCGTGTACCGTTATGTGGAGGCTGAGGATTTTGAAATTCTTCTTTTTGGTTATAGCGTGGACTCCGGCCCGGTGCAGGTGGTCGACCTTGCCTGCGGAGAACACATTCCAAAGGAAATCCTGCAGGCACTGGAGGATGAAGAAGTCATCAAATGGGCCTTCAACGCCACCTTTGAACGCAACTGCCTGTCTCGCTACTTGGGCTATCCTACCGGCGATTACTTAAATCCCGAAAGCTGGCGCTGTTCTATGATCTGGGCCGCTACGATGGGACTGCCTTTGTCGCTGGAAGGTGTCGGTGCCGTTTTGGGCCTTGAAAAGCAGAAACTCACTGAAGGCAAAGATCTCATCAAGTATTTCTGCCAGCCTTGCGCTCCTACCAAATCCAACGGCCAACGCACCAGAAACAGACCGTTCCATGCGCCGGATAAGTGGGACGCCTTCAAGAAATATAACCTTCGAGATGTGGAAACGGAAATGGCCATCCAGCAGCGCTTGGCAAAGTTCCCGGTATCGCCTGCGGTCTGGGAGGAATACCACCAGAGCGAGGAAATCAACGACACTGGTGTGCGTCTGGATATGGAACTGGTAGCGCAGGCCATTGAAATGGATACGCTGTCCCGTCAGAAGTTGACTGCCTCCATGAAGCACATGACCGCTTTGGAAAATCCCAACAGCGTCCAGCAGATGAAACAGTGGCTTGCTGATAATGGGATGGAGACCGACAGTCTTGATAAAAAGGCTGTGAACGAGCTTCTGAAAAAAGCTCCAACGGAACTTGCCGATGTATTGGTATTGCGTCAGCAGCTGGCCAAGTCCTCCGACAAAAAATATCAGGCAAAGGAAAACACCGTTTGCTATGACGGTCATGCCAGAGGCATGTTCCAGTTCTATGGGGCCAATCGCACCGGTCGTTTTTCCGGTCGTAACATCCAATTGCAAAATCTCCCGCAAAACCACCTGCCGGATCTGGCCGAAGCTCGTGCGCTGGTCCGCTGCGGTGACTTTGCTGCCGTGGAGCTGCTTTATGAAGATGTGCCGGACACGCTCTCGCAGCTGATCCGCACTGCCTTCATTCCCAGAGATGGCGCACAATTTTATGTTGCTGACTTTTCTGCAATCGAGGCCCGTGTTATCGCTTGGTATGCAGATGAAAGCTGGCGACAGAAAGTCTTTGAACAAGGTGGCGACATTTACTGCGCTTCTGCCAGTCAGATGTTTAAGGTCCCTGTCGAGAAACACGGCATCAACGGCCACCTACGTCAAAAAGGCAAGATTGCGGAATTGGCCCTCGGCTACGGCGGCAGCGTCGGCGCACTTAAGGCAATGGGTGCTATCGAAATGGGTCTAACCGAAGATGAGCTTCCTCCTCTGGTAGATGCATGGCGACAGGCCAACCCGAAAATTGTCGAATTTTGGCGGGCCGTTGACCGTGCTGTTATGGAGGCCGTGAAATATAAGCACACGACCAGTCTTTATGGGCTGACCTTCTCTTGCAGAAGCGGCATGCTGTTTATCACGCTCCCTTCCGGCAGAAAGCTGGCCTATGTGAAACCGAAGGTCGGTATAAACAAATTTGGCGGCGAATGTATCACCTACGAAGGCGTCGGTGCCACAAAAAAGTGGGAACGCCTCGATTCTTATGGTCCGAAGTTTGTGGAAAACATCGTGCAGGCCACAGCCAGAGATATCCTCTGCTACGCCATGCAGACGCTGCGCCATTGCTCCATCGTTATGCATGTGCATGATGAAGTTGTAATTGAGGCAGATCCACGCATGTCCTTGGAAGCTGTCTGTGAACAAATGGGCCGCACTCCTCCTTGGGCCAAAGGACTCCTCCTTCGTGCCGATGGCTATGCCTTGCCGTAGAACAGGGATACATCCCCATCGCACCTCTCTTGCTATTTCCGCAATTCCTGAATGATGCGGACTCGAAGGAGCGCCAGCTCGGTCTGTTCTTCGGAAATGCCCTGATGAGCAAATGCTCCGAGGTCTGGGTATTCGGCAGTCGCATCTCAGCGGGCATGGAAGCAGAAATCGAAAGAGCCAAGTGGAAGAACTATCGCTTACGCTATTTCACCGAAAATTTGAAGGAGGCTTAACCCTATGTATGAAGTAATCGAAAAAAGAAAAATGCTACCTGACGGCACTGAAATCTCTACCTATACCCGTGAAGTAATCAGCGCCAACATCCTCGAAGTGGAAGCTGGCACTACCGGCTATATGGGCAGCGACAGCGGTCACGGCGGTCGCACCTATTTCCGTATTCAGGACAGCGCCAGCACTGATATGGAAATCCGCACATTTGTGGATAAGCACGGCTGCTACGGCTTTGAAGTTTTCCTCGGCGGCGACTGTGAGCTGGAAACCACTATCCGGGCGCTGAAGTTTATCACCAAGGTGCTGGAGAAGGAATCTAAGGAGGTGTATGACTGATGTTTACTATCTACTCTGCTGATGTTACCGGCAATCCCGGCAACTGCTCCTATCCCCACAAACATGTGATTTTGGATGAGGCCAGTCTGAAATCTGCAATCAGCCATGACTATGTCTGCGCTGAATATCGCAACAGTTATCGTAACGGCGAAAACTTCATCGGCAGCGACTGTCTGCCGGTGGACTGCGATAACGACCATTCTGAAAATCCTGCTGACTGGATGACACCGGATGATGTGATGCAGGCCTTTCCGGGCGTTACCTTTGCCATCCATTTCAGCCGCTTCCATAACCGTGAGAAAAACGGTAAGGCTGCAAGACCTAAGTTCCACGTCCTGTTTCCGATTGAACACTGCACCGACGCTGCGCTCTATAGCGATATGAAGAAGCTGGTCAATTCCATCTTCCCGTACTTTGATACGCAGGCACTGGATGCGGCACGTTTCTTCTTTGGCACTGCTACTGCCGAGGTAGCGCTCTATCCCGGACGCATGAATCTGACGGAGTTTCTCAATGAGGACCTGTTCGACGAATACCTGCCACAGGGCGACTTTGACCACTCCGTTATCCCGGAAGGAAGCCGCAATGCGACCATGAGCCGCTTTGCCGGTCGTGTCATCAAGAAATATGGCGATACCGAAAAGGCCTACCAGACCTTCTTGGAGGAAGCTGCAAAATGTGTGCCGCCTTTGGATAATTGCGAGCTGTCCACCATCTGGCATTCGGCCCAGCGTTTTTACACAAAGCTTTCCCAGCAGGACGGATATGTGTCACTGGAAGCATATAACGACCCTTCCTGTTATAAGCCAGAGGATTACTCCGATGTGGGACAGGCCGAGGTGCTTGGAAAATACTTCTCCAGCGAATTGCACTATTCTCCCGCCACACACTTTATCCGCTACTCTGACCACTACTGGCAGGAATCCGAGCCGGGAGCGCAGGCAGTTGCCCACGAGCTGACCCGTCGCCAGCTAAAGGAAGCCGGAAACGACCTCGTGGAAGCGCTCACCAAAATGAAGAACAGCGGCGCTCAGACCATCCTTGATAGCACCTCCAAGTCCAAGGCTGAACAGCTGATGAACGAACAACAGCTGGAAGCCTATCAGGATTTTCTGGCGGCAAAGGCATATCAGGCCTTCGCTATCAAGCGCCGTGATTCCAAGAACATCACCTCCACGCTGAAGGAATCGCATCCTATTTTGGAAATCTCACCGAGGGACTTGGACTCCGATCCCTTTGCGCTGTGTACGCCCGAAGCAACCTACGACCTGCGTAAAGGCATGGCCGGAGCAAGGGAACATTCGCCGGAGGATTTCATTACCAAAATCACCTCCGTATCTCCCAGCCAGAAAGGTCAGCAAATTTGGCTGGACTGCCTTGACCGATTTTCCAAGGTGACCAGACCCTGATTGACTACGTGCAGATGATTTGCGGTCTGGCGGCAATCGGCAAGGTTTATGTGGAAGCGCTGATTATTGCCTATGGCGATGGCCGTAACGGTAAGTCCACCTTCTGGAATGCAGTCTCCCGTGTGCTGGGCCTTTACAGCGGCAACATCTCTGCGGATATGCTGACGGTCGGTTGCCGCAGAAACATCAAACCGGAAATGGCCGAGGTCAAGGGCAAGCGTCTGCTTATCGCAGCAGAAATGCAGGAAGGCTCCCGCCTGAACGACTCCACCGTCAAGCAGCTGTTTCCGCAAGTTCCACGGTGTTCCAAAGAGCAGAACGATTTTACAGAGATTGAGAAGCAAAAGTATGAGTTAAATGATATTCGCTCTTAAAGAATACAGCTTCGCACGGATTATCTTGAAACTATTGTGGGCTGTCAATATTCCGAAATGCAGAAGCTGGAAAGCGATATTCAACACTTAAAGGATTTTGAGGTTGAACTGCAAAAAAGAAAAGTGCAATGTCATATTTTCGGTATGTCTGACGGAACAGGAGCAATTTTCTTTCCGAAAGCAGATTATGACAAAGCCGTTGAGGCTTGGGATGTTGTTGAGAAAAGAAATAATCCGACAGCTTCGCCGCCTGAACAGAATAAGGACAAGCCTGTGAAGAAGCGTCGTTCACGGTAGTTATACCGCAAAAACCGCACCTCAGGGGGCGGAACAGAGCTTTGCTGTGCAAATCTGCATAGGGGTTGAGGGGGCGTTAGCCCCTCACGCACAACAAAGGAGAATTCCCGAAAGGAGCTTGCCGCCAAGATTGCCAACGAAGAAAGAAAAATCCGCACTCACAATCTTTGCGAGGTCGGCGGACTGGTTTACAAATATTTCGGCGAAAGCCTTACGGGTGAACAGTTTAAGGAAATTCTTGATGTGCTGTTCAAGATGAACGGCGTGCAGGAACTTGTTAATGCCGAAAAGGAGAAACGCACTTCGATGAATGATGTTGGTACAGAAGATGAGAAAGAAAAAGCCGAACCGAGTGGTTACTACAGTTCGGAGAAGTTTAGTGCTTAATGCAGGGAGGGTAAATTGAGAAGAAATGTATTGCATACTAATACCGCCGTAGAAACGATGAACGAAAATGCTGCTGAAACAAAAACACAAACTGCTATTGAAATTCCCGATGAGTGTATAGATGATTTTATCAATGCTATCGAAATCGGATATTACAAGGATTTTTACAAACAGGGTTTAATTACAAATCAGCAGCTTGAAATTCTTATGCAGATGAAGTCGGAAAAGACTGCATAAATTATTGCTCCCTGCATTTTGAAAAAGTAATATTTACAGCTTGACTTTCGGCTACTAAAGTGTTAAAATTTAAATGTAGAGAGATTTTATCTCCATATTATGGAGGAAGGAGGACTATGAATAATAAAATTAAGGTTGCGGCATATTGTCGTGTCAGTACCGATATGGAAGGCCAGCTTCATTCGCTGTCTGCATAAATTAAATATTTTACCAAATACACAAGCGAACACATTGGCTGGAAGCTTATCGAGGTTTACTATGATGTGTGAACCGAGCAAAGTACGGAGCAGTTCCGAGGGTTGACGCAAACGGCGCAGAGGTTGGTTGTGACAGCAAGGTGATAAATGAAGCGGTGTTGGCTTTTTGTATGAAATACATTCTGGAGCATATTCAGCTTACACGGACATCAATCACGGAACGATTGATGAGCAACATTGCAATTATGCAGCAGAGTGAGTCTGCTGTAAACACTCAACTTCTTGAAGACGAAATTGAAAATCTGACAAGAAAAAAGCGAAAGGCGATTGACCTTATGCTTGACGAACTGATTTCAAAAGAAGATTTGAAAAAGCAAATCGAATATTATGACGGCGAAATTGCACGGCTCACGGAACAGATTTCCGCAAGTCAGAATGTCAGCGAGACTCATCGGAAGCAGCTTGAATCAATAAGGAATTATATTGCTCAAGTGAACCGAACCGCTGAAATTGATACCGACAGCATGAAAATATATGGTGAGATTTTGAAGAAAATTATTGTACATAAGGAGGGCGTGACGGATTTTTACCTTACCTGTGTACCGTTCGGATTCAGGATGAGTTACCACATTCACCGCTACAACCGAGGGCATTTGCTTGAGGTTCTAGTGGATAAGTGCGAGGTTATTTCTTAAAGATGTTTTCATTGCATTGGGGCATTTACACGCAAGTCTGCTTATCAATGCAGGCGTCGATATGGTTTCTGTTTCAAGTGATATGTGACATTCCTGCGTAGGTACAACAAGTAACATCTACTGTCATATGTTCCAAGAAGCGAAAGCGAGAAATTGCGACGCTATCACCAACGCGCTTTCCTTCGGAAACAAAAAAGAGCCACAAGCTGATATGCAAGTGGCAGTGTAAGTGGCATATTTTCAAAATAAGTGGCAAGATTAATTTTCATAAAAAGAAAAACCTCGCAAACGGCTTTATTACACCATTTGCGAGTTACATAGTTGGTGACCCGTACGGGAATTGAAAATCTCGGCAGGCATTTTCCACTTTTACAAAAAGTGCAGAAACCAACGCAATTACGCCATTTTACGCAAAGCTGAGAAAATACAATTTCTCTGATTTTATATAAGTTTTCGCAGCTTTAGCGGACAAATAGCGGACAACTTCTGATATACCCCTGTATATAGCAAGGACTGATTTTTTGAATCAGTCCTTTTTTGTTATGCTTTCAGCTTATAAATTCTGTTTTTATTGCTGCAATCAATTCTTTGAAACAATCACGGCTTATAGTAATCCGAATGACAAATTACTCATATAATAAATTATAGTATAGGCAATGCTTCGCAAAGCTCGTACATAATCTGCACAGTGTTTTTTGCAATGCATAAAAAGGAATACCGACATTCTCAATAGCATTTCCTTCGAGAGTATGGCAATGAATTTTTATGTGATATAAAGGCAGATTATGCACAAAGCCGTCAGGCGGTCTTTGTGAGGCATATTACCTTTTTCAATCACTGAACTCACCTCCGAAATCAAAAATCACTGTATATATTTTAGCACAAAACGCCCGAAAAGTCCAGTGATACCGCACTTTTCGGGGGTAGAAATATTGTCAACATTTGCGTATATTTTCACTGTGGAAATCTCAGCACACAGAACCTGTTTTTGCAGGTCTTATCGCTGTTTTCTGTTCTATTGACAGTCCCTCCATCAGCCATCGGAATTCCCGCTGTGAAACAAGTCTTGCTTCATCAGAATTATGCGGTCATTTGTATTTTCCATTTTCAAGCCTTTTATACAGCAGCACAAATCCGTCCTCTTCCCACAGCAGCGCCTTGATACGGTCACAGCGCTTACCGCAGAACAAGAACAGACTGCCGGAAAATACATCAAGCTTGAAATTCTGCTGTACAATTGCTGCTAGTCCGTCTATTGCTTTTCTCATATCTGTATATCCACAGACGATGTAGTTATGTTCTGCACGGCTGACATCTCCGATCATCTCAGGACTCCAAGCAGACGTTTGAGGGTGCTCTCACTGAAATTATCGGGCAGAGATATTTTTATATTTCTTACTGAAAGCTCTATCTTCTCTTTTGTCGTTTCTGATTCCTCAACTGCTGTTATTGGTACGATATCATGCTGTTCCAATTCACTGCATACTGCCTGGCGAACACGTTTCAGGCGGTAGTAATACGTTTTGAGATTTACTCCATTCTGCTTGCACCAGTCAGTTACAGTCAATCCGCTTTCATTTCTGAGCCTGATCATCTCCGCTCATTGCTTCAGCTTTACTTCCTTCTTCACTTTCACTATTTCATTCATTACAACGTCCTCCATTTAGACTTCATTAGTTATTTCTATTTTAGTCTATTTGGACTTCTTTGAATAGGGTGGTGGGTTATTTGGCGGGTACTTTAATTTGTACAATATGCGGTATAAATTGATATGTTTCCGGAAATTAAGTAGGCGGCTGCCCATTAATTGAGCAGCCGCCTCTCGCACCGCCATAATTTAATTAGAGCAATTTTTGTTAGAGACAAATCGTCATATAGGGCGGGATACAGACAATATCCTCTTTAAAGCTGAGATTTCTCGGATGAATCACATAGCATTCGCCGATACGATTGCTGTACTTTTCCTTGAAGCGTTTCAGCGATTCAATTGAATACTTCTTTCCTGACTTGACTTCTATCGGGTATATCTTGTATTTAAGTTTACTGTTATTGGATATCAGAAAATCTATTTCAATATCATTTCTGTGCTTTTCGTTATTATAGTGGGTATAGAAATACAACTTGTGACCATTAGCGGTCAGCATCTGTGCAATTGCATTTTCGTAAAGCATACCCTCATTCATATTCAGCTTGTCACCAAAAATCTGCTTGTAAACCTCATCTTCAAGAAGCTCATTTTCGTCAAAGGCATGGCTGACAAGAAGACCTGTATCACCAAGATAGCATTTAACATACGTTCTGCTTTCGTTAATTGAAAGTCCGATATTTGGATCACTGCACAAGAAACATTCATTTGAAATCATTGAATCTGAAAGCCAGAAAAATGTTTCCTCATACCGGGCAGCCTGACTTCCTGCCGCCACATCATTAAAAACAACACGTTTTTCATGCTGTGAAAGTAAGCCGGGTATCCGGTCAAATATTGTCAGCACCTTGCTTCTGTATCTTGTGTCGATTTTCATGATGTCGCTTCTGTAAAGGGAAAGTATGTCACGCTTTTCAATATCAGCTCTGTCGAAATCTTTTTTACTTTCAATAAACGCAATAACACTTTGTGGCATGCCGCCCACAAGCATATACTGTTTGAATAGTAGCATTGCTTTGTGATGAAGCTCATTTTCGAGAGGCGTTCTTTCCGAGAAGCATTTTCTGATATATTCCGTAATCTGCTCCTCACCCAATGCATTGCAGAATTCCTCAAAGTCAAGGGGATACATTTTCAGATGACGTTCCTCTGAAGGTATCACAATATCTTTGACATTTTCCTTAATAGAAATAAGTGAACCTGTTTCGATAAAATCATATCGACCGTCCGCAACCAGATATTTAATACACTCTCTTGCTTTTGGGTACATTTGCACCTCATCAAAGATGATGAGCGACTCTCTCTCATAGAGCTTTACGCCATAATATACAGAAATCAGCATAAAAAATGTATCAAGGTCGTTCATGTGCTTCTGAAAGTAATCCTTGACCTCATCGGGACATTTCGCAAAATCAATGAGAATATAGCTTCTGTATTCGTTTTTGCCGAATTCTTCGCATATTGTTGATTTTCCGATACGCCTTGCACCCTCAATAAGCAGGGCTTTTGTGCCGTTCAGGTTATTTTTCAGGTCGAGTAGCTTGTTATACATTTTTCGTTTCAGTATCATAATCACACCTCGTTTCTGAAATGCGCAGGTTTATACAGGCTATATACAGCTTTAATACGCACATATAATTCAACTTTATATAACCATTATGCGCAGATTTATGATTATTATACTACAAAAATGATTGAATGTCAATTGCCTGTATTCGAATTACAGCCTGAAAATTTTAAGTCAAGTCTTGCGTATTATGCTAAAAACTTTGGTAGAGTTAAGAGTTCCATCGTTCATAGATTGATTTCAAAGCTTTTCCAAGTTTTAATTCTCTTACAATCTTTTTCTGAGCATTTGGATTTTGTGGTTCAATATATGTATACTTATGCTTATCTAACTCAATCTCACGTTCAAGCAACTCCAGATTGTCTTCGATGTATTTTACAAAGCACTTTTCCTCATTTATAGAGTTGAATAATAAAATGACCTCGTTAAAACACCTATATGCATATTCTGCATCACCATTATCTTCAAGCAAATACTGGTTAAAAATGTAAGATATGTCATCCTTGATAAAATATTTGAAACCATCAAAATTGTGATGATGTTCATCGTAATGGATGAAATCCCAATTTGGAACTACTGTAATATATCTTCCTCCATCCAATGTTACGGTTTGTCTTGAATATAAAGTAGTATTATAATACTTTGCATATAGCATACCATAATGAACATTTGAATTTGTCATATTATATGCATAGAATTCAGGATATAAGCCATTATCGTCATCGTCTTCAAGACACAATGTAAATTCTGGGCAAATCTTATTATAATGTTGGTCTTCACTTGTTTCCCAGTTGCTCTTATCCGCAAGCAGAAGTTTAAGTCTATCAAAAGGATTTAAATTTAAGCCAAAGTGCTTTTTCCATAATGCTTCAACGATATGTTTATCCGCACTTTTATCAATATCTGTATTTACATCACTCACCCTTGTGTAAATATGATTGGCTCTTACAACACGTTCCTTATCCCTAAAATCGGATGTAAGATAATATGGCGTATCCATTGTGTTTTTTATAACAAGAACATCAATTTCGTGTTCGTCGATATGTAGAGTTATTAATCGCACAATTGGGCGTATTCCCGCTGCAAAACTTTTGCTTTTTAGTTGACTTATAATATGCTCTTGATTTCTGCGCGATGAATCATTCTCAATTCCGATTATTTGCCCAGTTTTATCCGATACTCCATATATTATATAACCGTCTTGATTACATAAAGGATTATTAGCCATACAGATAATATCATGTAGCAGGTTGGCAGTATTCTCATGGTGTTCTTGTTTAAAATCCCAATAAGAGCCTTCTTGCCGTGATGATATTAAATCCAATATTTCCAATTTGAGATTTTCACTGTTCATAAACAACCCCATCCTTTATATTTTCCATTCATCATCGTATTCGTCGAAAGTAAACGGTACTGCAATTTTAGTGTTATTCTTATTACGTTCTTTTTCTTCAATTCCTACAGACAAAACCATAGAGATAATAATTTCTCTGATTATGTGAAGCAATTTCATAGTCTCGTCGATAAGTTCTGCTTCTGATATATAAAAGGCTAAATTATCTATTTCTCCATTTGTTCTATCATAAAATAAATCCCAATAAACCTTTGTGTATTTGTGTTCCAAAGCATTACGGATTGTACAGGTTTTCTTTGCATAGGGATTAGGAGAATCCATTAATTTGTTATAAAAGTCCTTTCCTATCCAACGTAATGCGTTAAGAATGTAATTGTTATTTTGCTCATATAAACTTGCCATTTTAGGATTAGCCCAGACATTATGAAATGTAATTCTTCGTTCTTCTATACCCAAACCAAAATAATAATTCATAAAATAAGCACATTTATCTAATAATGAGTATAGTGTTTTAAATGCAGATTTTATCATTTCAACTCGTATGGAATACTGTGGGTAATCAGCAAAATTCAAAAGAAATGTATCTTTGTCTGCAAAATGGGCTTCACCATTTTGCTGTATTCCACAGTAAAATTGATATCTTGCAAAAATATAATCTTGTTTAATCTGATTGAACATCCCATGAAAAATAGGTTTATCGTTTATATTTACAATCATATTTGGCAATTGCAAAACATCAGCCGCAAAGCAAAATTCATTGACAGGTAAATCGTTCAAAGGGTTTAAAAACAAATTATGTTCTAATGCCCATTCTCTGTATTTTAGTTCTTCTTCATTGTCATAATTATATTGAGGAATATCCAAAGATTGTCTTAAAACCTCTTGTATATATTCATCTGTATAGCTGTTTATGGCATTGTTAAAATATTCATACGCATTTTGGTGAACGCTTTTATCATTGCCATTTGCTTGACATAACAGCATATATGCAAAATGGTTCATATAATCCCTATGTACATAATCTGAAACCATCATTGCATAATGTCTATATGCCATTCCAAGATTGCCCAGAGCCATACCAAAGCCTCCGTCTATCTTTAAAGCTTTTTGATACTGCTCTATTGCAGCAATTTTTCTTCCGCAATGGTCAAACGCATTTCCGTAATTTGTATACAGGCTTAGTTTAAATTCATTAATATAAGGAGAATACTTTTCATCTGACAACTCATCAGCATTTATTAATTCAATACTTTTACGAAAATAGAATAACTGTTTTTCAATGTAGCTTTCATCGCTGCTTTTCTCTAATCGCGCAATATCGCCATAAACAGTGCCGATAGAATAATATAGCTGAGCTTGTGAAGCAGTGTCTTCTGTATCGATTATATTCAATACATCGTCAATAAGAATTTTCAGTTTTTCCGAATCTCCTTCATCTGTAGCTTCATCGAATTTACTTTTCGTTTTCTGGCTGGTATTAACTTGTTTAATAAAGCAAAGAAATCAAGCACCGTTCTATCCGACTTTTCTTTTGCATTGTATTTAATTTCAGACTGAGTATATATTTCATGTATTTTACTTTGAATGTCACTCATAATCTGCTTTTTAAGTTCATCAAGGTTCGCACACTTTTCATCTTGCATCGTATTTCTCCTCCGTCATCTCCCTATACCTCCTCATAAGCTCCGCCACACACTCACTCTCTGCAATCTTCCTGTCAAAGCCATAAGCCGCCATAACAGCGAAATCGTTTTGGTGATGAGCCTTACGGAGCTCGGCAGGCATAGCAAGTTCGTCGTAGAGGTCGGCGAGAGAGCAGTCGGGATAGAGGGCACGGGCGTCAAGAATTGCTTGTGCGGTCTGTTCGATTTTGGTTTTTTGTTCATCTGTTGGGTTGCACCAAGGAAAGTTGTTGTAGACAACATTAACAGAATAGCGATAATCACTTTTAATTCTACCGCATACAACCCTGATCCAAGCGTTATGTACATTTGACATAAGTACACCAAAATCATAAAGTGTAGCGTTAGGCATAAGTAAATTTGCGTTGCTACAAATTATATCACTACTAATAAATCCAATTGGAATGTATTTACGTCGTTCAGATGAGTGACATGGAATAATGATATATTCTGTATCAGGCTGGCGAATTTCTCCAAATAAAGTCGGTGTGTCCGCTAATTTTCTTGTTGCTTCTCTGTTACTGCTTTCTCTTATTTCCTTTACCTTTGCAACAGCTTCTTTAACGGGAGATATTTTTAGTATTTCAGCAGGAGAAACACCCTTTAACCAAAGACACCACCTCTCCTTATTATGTAGAAACTCCGTTGCTCCAAGAAAACGTCTGAACATTTTTTCGGCTAATGGGTATTTGCTTACAATTTCATCTTTTTCCTCCGTTGTGAAATCACTTAATATACCATTGTCATTTGGCATACTACCAAAAACAACAGCAGGTACATTACAAATTGGCTTTTTCCTGCTTTCCATAAACACATTATCTGCTTCAACAAGATAACCATTTATGTTTTCAACAATCTTAACCGCACCATTTTCAAAAAGCTGTTTTTGTGATGTGTTTTCAGCTATACTGAAACCGACAATGACACAATGAACGTGAGCTTTTAAACTTGCCTCGCTGTCCCAACGGAATGTACGGTGTGCAAAATCAATATGAACTCCGTTTTCAAAGAGATTTTTCCAAAGAATTGCAACTTGTTCGCCTTGTGTAATGCTGTTTGTGGAAACAAGAGCTGTTCTGACTTCCGTTTCTTTCATCATATCAGCGGCTTTTTTATACCAACAGGAAACATAGTCAATATTTCCAATACCTTTTGCACCATTAAGAATAAATGATACATCGTCCTTTTGCTCGGCAGACATCAGTCTTGCCCCCACAAACGGCGGATTACCCATAATATAATTCAGTCTGTCCTTCGGCACAACGCTCTCCCAATCCACATGCAGAGCGTTGCCCTCCACGATATTGGCATAGCTTTTCAGCGGCAGGAAATCAAGGCTCATCTGCACGATTTCCTCGGTTTCCTTCATCATCTGCGACTCGGCAATCCAAAGCGCAGTTTTCGCAACCGTCACCGCAAAATCGTTGATTTCAATTCCGTAGAACTGCCCGATTGACACCTGAATCGGGTTCAAATCGCCATCGCCGAACATCATCTGCCCCTTGTAAATTTCAATCAGAATTTCATTTTCCAGCTTTCTGAGGCTGATATAAGTTTCCGTCAGAAAGTTGCCCGAACCGCAGGCAGGGTCAAGGAATTTCAATTCAGACAGCTTCGTCTGAAACTCTTTCAGCCGCTTTTCACGCACATTCGCCTGCTTCGCCGCCTTGATATCCTCGAACTCGGCACGCAGCTCGTCAAGAAACAACGGGTCGATAACCTTGTGAATGTTTTCGATTGAGGTGTAGTGCATACCGCCGCTGCGGCGTGTTTCGGGGTTTAAGGTTGACTCAAAAACAGCTCCAAAAATGGTTGGCGATATTTCCGACCAATCGAAGTCGGCACTTGCCTTTTCCAGAAGAATGTCCATAATTTCTTCCGTAAAATTCGGGATTTCTATGTTTTCATCCGCAAACAATCCGCCGTTGACGTACGGAAAAGCAGCTAAATCCTCATCAAGATACGGGTCACGCTCGCTGTCCTTCTGGTCAAGCACCTGAAACAATTCTATCAGAGCCTTTCGGGCTGACTTCGCCTCAAACTGACGGAGATAATCGTGGAACATTCCATGCTTACCGAAAATGCCTGCGTCCTCGGCATACAGACAGAAAACAAGGCGCACACACAGCATATTAAGGCTTTTGAGGGACTCGGAGTCGTCGGGATTTTTATACTGTTTGAGGATTGCATTATACAGCTTTCCCACCAATTCGCCTGCCTGTAAGGAAACTTCCATTTCCTTTTTGATATGCTCGTTGCCTGTATCCACAAGAAAATTCAGGCGGTAATATTCCTTGTGCAGGTCTTTTAGGAAGATTTGCTCAGGTTCGGCGTTGGGCTTGTTCATATTGTAAATGAGAATTTCGGTGAAGTTGGAAACAATAATCCACTTTGCCTTTTCCTCATAGGGCAGGTAATTATTATAGCGGAAAGCCTGTCCGTAAGGCGTAAGCTTTTCTCCGTCCGACTGCGTGGCAGTACGGCGTAACGAAATGTTTGAGCCTTTCTGCTCGATAAGGATTTTGTTTGACGGAATATAGCCGTCGATATATTTTTGATTTTTCTCTACAACAACAGGCTTTTCAAACTCGATAACGGAGATCGGATTTTCTACTCCGAGGACATTTCCGAGCAGTTCTATCCAAAAGCGTGCAGTTTCCTGCTTTTCGTTGCCCTTGTCTTTCCAGTATTCTGAGAACGCCTTTGCGGCAGATTTTTGCTGTGTGTCGGTCATGGTTTTGCACTCCTTGTCTGCAAAATGGTATAAATATACATAATAATTATATCGCTCATAGCGAAAAATGTCAACAAATCCAAATCACTGATTAAAATAAATTTGTGCAACTGTCCGAAATTTAGTATATCAATAAGCTGTTTTCGCAAAACCGAGAAAACAGCTTATTTTTGTTACGTTACAGAAAATTGTACTAACACGAGAGACTCAAATAATATTCTTTTGTAAAAATAAGAGAAATTGCAAAAAATATTCAGAACTCCCCTGTAAAAAAGCCTTGTTTTTTTCCTTATAAGTGAAGGGAATCAAAAGTACCAATCAAATAATGTTGATTTTATGCAGCTATACAGACTTTTGTAAAATTGCGAAAAAAGACTTAAAAAACCAACCGTTTTTGTAGGTACTTATGAGAGGTGCTTTTACTGCTCTCGAAAATAAAACAAACGGAGGTACAAATTATGACAAGAAAAACAAAACAGGAGCTTATCGCACAGGTGGTCGCTTTGCTGGATGCTTTGATTGAGGTTGAGGACAATGCTCCGACAATTATGGTTTCCGCCAAGGAACAGCCAGTGGAAATGCTGACGATTAAAGAATGCACCGAGGCGGTCAGAGGATTGTCCGAACATACTGTCCGTCAGCTCATTGTACAGGACAAGCTGCCCCATATCCGCACTGGTCAGGGTAAGCGTGGAAAGATACTTGTCAGCAAGGCGGCGCTGCTGGAATATCTGGGAGGTGCGGCGTGATGGATAGTATGGACGAATGGTTGACCCTTATCATCTCAATACACAAACCCGTGACGATGTGCGACGGTTGTGACGATATTTATGACAGTGGATGCGGTGCTGAAAACATCGTCACATCGTCGCATATCGTCGCAAAATGCAGAGGGTATCCCTCTGCTTCTCCTGCGGTCTGTGACCGCAAAAAAGGGACCAAGAGGAACTGCTTGCCCACAGACTATTTTCCTGCAAAATAGTCCTAGTGGGTTAGAACTATTCAGCAGAATAGTGTTCGTTCGCTTCGCTCCTCTTTATGAAAGGAGTGCAAAAAATATGAGCTATGCAATTATCAGAAACGAAAATCACAAAGTAGGTGCTGTACCTCTTCTTGAACGGCATAATGAACGTCTAAACAAAAATTATAGTAACAAAGATATTGACATAAATCGCTCGTCTGAAAATTATTACCTTAAGAAAATACAAGCGGAATCCTATCTTCAGGAATTTGAAAGTATACGCACCCGACAGGAGTTAAAAGGTAACCTGCGTTTACAGGGCAAAAAGCAAAGTACTGTTCTCTGCGAATTTGTCATTACTTCCGACAAGGAGTTTTTCGACCGTCTGGGCGATGAACGTACAAGGCAGTTTTTCAGTCATGCCTACGATTTTGTCTGTTCAAAGGCTGGTGGTGGTATGTTCTCTCTGCTGTGGTACATATGGACGAGGCTACACCGATCTTGCTCTTAACGGTAAGAGTATGAAAACAGGCAAGCCTTTATCAAGAAAGACGGCAATTCATCACCTTAGCTTCATTTCGGATGTATTCAGCTATGCTGTGAAAATGGATATGCTGTCGGAAAATCCGTGCAGAAAGGTGACTGTTCCAAAGGGTGAAAAGAAAGAAAAGGAAATCTACACTATTGAGGAAATTGAGCAGTTGTTCAGGCTTTTGGAAACTGCTCCGCTGAAATATCGTACATTCTTTACGCTTGCAATTTACAGCGGATTCCGTCGTGGAGAACTTCTCGGCTTGGAATGGAAGGATATCGACTGGAGAACAAATGTTATCAGTGTGAAACGAACATCGAATTATTCTGCAAAGCGTGGCGTTTACACCGATACTACAAAAACAAAGAAATCCCAGCGTTCCTTAAAATTCCCGCCTGTCGTGATGGATTTGCTCAAAGCGTACAAATCCGAACAGGATGAGGAAAAAATAAAGCTGGGAAGCAAGTGGATTGATTATGACAGGCTGTTTGTAAAGTATGATGGGCGACCTATGAATAACAATACGCCGTATTTCTGGTTTACAGAATTCTGCAAGGAAAACAATTTCCGTTTTTGCGACATTCATAGTATGCGGCATTTCTATGCCTCAGCCTTAATCAACGAAGGCGTTGACCCTGCCGCAGTTTCAGGAGCGTTAGGTCACTCGGTTGTCAGCACAACAACCTCAATTTACTGCCATGTATTTCAGCAGGCTCAGGCAAGGGCAAGCGAAGCGATTGCTTCGGTGCTTGACTTTTCTTCAAAGGGAAAACAAGGTGTTTAAGTTACGCCAAAGGACAAGAACAGAAAATAAAGGACAGATAAAGGACAAAACCGAACTTTGAGCAAAAAGAAAACTCTCAAACGGCTTAAAATAGCCATTTGAGAGCAATGTTGATGGTGACCCGTACGGGAATTGAACCCATGATTCCGCCGTGAAAGGGCGGTGTCTTAACCTCTTGACCAACGGGCCTTATTTGGTAGCGGCAGTAGGATTTGAACCAACGACCAATCGGGTATGAACCGAGTACTCTAGCCAACTGAGCTATGCCGCCATTTATGTCGTTTTTCGCTTACCGCTTTATGCGACTATATTATTATACACGCTTATTTTCTAAATGTCAACATGATTTTATGAAAAAATCTCGATTTGTTTATATTCACAATTTAACGCTTAAATTAAATTTACAATTTGTTAAAATCAACAAATTGTAAATTTAAATTTTCTTATTTGTATATTTTAATGCAAAAAATACGCCCTTTAGGCCTATTAGTGAACGGTATTAAACAGCGGAGCATTCATTCGCTTACCGTTACTATTTAACGAAAGGGGCTTTTTTATGTCATGTTTAAATCAGAAATCGTTATGCAGACTTTTTTGCTGTAACTATGCAAGATTAGGAGATGTATACGAAGCGGCGCTGAAAAGCGGACTGCCTCCTGAAACTGCCCTTGCCGACGGTACGAATATTATTAATCAGGCAAGGTATAGAAGGCTTATTGAAAGCCTTATGCAGAAAAGCATACCTCCTAAGGCGGTCGTTATGACCGGTCTTGAAAGGCTTGCGTTCGGAAGAGCCAACGACGCGGCGTCGCTGGTTTTTTCAGAGGAGCTTCCTTCGCCCGATAAGATCGGAGCTTTGGATCTTTTTAATGTGTCGGAAATGAAAAGAGTCAAGGGAGGAGGAGTAGAAATAAAGCTTTTTGACAGACAAAAGGCAATGGAACGGATTTACGAATATGCGTCCGAGGAAAATACCGCGTCGGCTGCGGCAAATCTTATTGACGCTCTTACCGGATTGGAGGATGAAACTGCCGATGACGTTTAAAAGCTTTTCGCCGAAACAGAAGCTTGCTCTTTCCTGGTGGGGTATCCCTAAATACCGAAAAAAAGACGCCGTCATATGCGACGGAGCGGTCAGATCGGGAAAGACGCTTTGCATGTCGATGGGATTTGTAAGCTGGGCCATGAGTTCGTTTTCAGGCAATTCCTTTGCTCTCTGCGGGAAAACTGTTTCGTCGCTTCGCCGCAATCTTGTAGAGCCTCTTGCAGGTCTGCTGGGCGCTATGGGATTTAATTATATTGAAAAGGTCAGCAAAAATTATATCGATATAAGTCTTTACGGCAGGAAAAACAGATTTTATCTGTTCGGAGGAAGAGACGAGAGCTCTGCGGCGCTTATTCAAGGCATGACGCTTTCAGGAATACTTATGGACGAGGTTGCTCTTATGCCAAGATCGTTTGTAGAGCAAGCGATGGCCAGATGCTCTGTTTCCGGTTCTAAAATGTGGTTCAACTGCAATCCGGATAATCCGTATCATTGGTTTTACCGGGAATGGATAAAAAAATCCGAGGAAAAAAATGCTCTTTATATTCATTTTACTATGAAGGATAATCCGTCTCTTTCCGGGGAAATAAGAAAAAGATATGAAAAGCTTTATTCCGGGGTTTTTTATGACAGGTTTATTCTTGGCAAGTGGACTGCCGCAAGCGGCAGGGTTTACCCGATGTTCAGCGAAAGCATTCATACGTTTGAAAAGGCTCCGGATTGCGACCGATTTGTCGTGTCGTGCGATTACGGAACAGTTAATCCGTCGTCATTCGGACTGTGGGGGCGCTGCGGAGGAGTTTGGTACAGGCTGGAGGAATATTATTATGATTCCAGAAGAGAAGGGATATCGAGAACCGACGAGGAGCATTACAGCGGTCTGGAGAGCCTTATAGGAGATCGTGAGCCGGAATATATAATCGTTGATCCGTCGGCGGCAAGCTTTATAGAATGTATCAGGCGTCACGGAAGATTTAGAGTTATACCTGCGAAAAACGATGTTCTTTACGGAATAAGGCGGGTAAGCGACGCTTTGAAAAGCAGGAGAATTCTCATATCTGCGGATTGTCAGGACTGCCTAAGGGAGTTTTCGCTATACTGCTGGAATGAAAAGTCCGGAGGCGATATTCCGGTAAAGGAGAATGATCATGCGATGGACGATGTCAGATATTTTGTGACTGCCGCGATAGATTCAGGCAATACCGATGATTTTTTTGTGGCTTCTGTCGCGCGTTGAAGGGAGGTGAATTTAATGAGACTATTCAAAGGCGGAAAGAGAAGCGTTCAAACCGATACAGCGGCTGTTTATTCTGCTGCGAGAGGCTCCGAGACGGCCGATTTTCCGAATAGTGTAGATTGCTGGGAAAAGGAGCTTTATGACAGACTGCGTTTCACAGTGCCTGTTATAGACGCGGCAATCGGTAAGATTGTGAGGCTTACGGGAGGCTACAGAATTATATGCTCCGATGAAGGAATGCAGGAAACGATGGATTATTTTGTGTCCGGTGTTCCTGTGGGACTAACGGGAGTTTCTATGCAGAGCTTTACAGACAGCTTTCTTGAAAGTCTTCTTACATACGGAAACGCGGTAGGCGAAATTATTCTCGACCGTGAAACCATGAATATCAGCTCTCTTTATAATGGAGATCCGTCGAAGATCGCTGTCTTGCCGGACCAGTCTACAGGCTGCGCCGTTTATTATTTGAAGCAGAGCGGAGGAAGGCTTAAACGTCTTGAAAATCCTAATCTTATATTATTTTCAGCATTGAATCCTCCGCCCGGAAAAACCATGGGGGTTTCAATACTCAGGGGACTGCCGGCTCTAAGCAGGATTTTGATGAAAATATATCAATGTATCGGACAGAACTATGAAAGAGCTGGGAATGTAAGATATGCGGTTACCTATAAGCCTACCGGGGACAGCTCTGAAAGGGCGTATTCAAAGGAAAGGGCGATGCAGATCGCTAAGGAATGGTCGGACGGTATGACGGCTGCTAAAAACGGTGAAATAAGGGATTTTGTCGCTGTCGGAGACGTCGACATAAGAGTCATAGGAGCAGATAATCAGCTTTTTGATACCGAGATTCCTGTAAGACAGATATTGGAGCAGCTTATAGCAAAGCTTTCGGTTCCGCCGTTTCTTCTGGGACTCAACTGGTCGACGACCGAGCGGATGTCGTCGCAGCAGGCTGATATTCTTACATCTGAGCTGGAGTATTACAGAAGGCTTATAACGCCGGTTATCAGAAAAATCGCCTCGGCATATCTGATGCAGATAGGATCCGACAGCGAAGCGTATGTTGAATGGGATAATATCAATCTTCAGGACGAATCGGTTCTTGCCGACGCGCGTCTGAAAAATGCTCAGGCCGAGGAGATTGAAAGAAAACTTGAAAATGAAAATTAAAATATGGAGGATAAATTATGTATAATGATATAAAACTTGAAAAGGGACTTTATAATCTTGCGGGAAAAAGCTTTATACAGGTTCTTGAGGAACGCGATCCTGATGAAAACTATGACGGAACGCCGTTAAGCAATCTTGACGCCTTTGAAAGACAGCTTAAGCGCTTCGATATAAAAATAAGCGGCGAGAACTGCGATAAGGTAGAAAAATTCTTTGTGACAACGGAAAGCGCGGTGCTTTTTCCTGAATTCGTCAGGAGAGCCGTAAACGCGGGTATGGAAGATTCTATATTAGGCGACATTGTTGCTGTTAAGACGATTTCAGACTGCAATCAGTACAGAGGCTATTCGGTTACAGACAATGTTCCGTACACTTCCAAAACAACCGAGGGAAACGCTCTGCCGGAAACCTCTATTAAAGAATCCGCCACATCTGTCAGCCTGTTAAAATACGGCAGACTTATTACAGCTTCGTATGAGGCGGTAAGGCTTCAGAGATTGGACGTATTTGCCTTAATGCTTCGTTCAATAGGTAAAAAGCTTGCCGACGCAATGGTAAGCAGCGCTATTTCCACCTTGAAATCGGACGCGGCCGTTATAGATATTGCCGGAAGTGCGCTGGCTTTTTCAGACCTTACCGGACTTTACGGAAACTTTAAGGTCTATGATATGACCGATCTGATAGTATCTCCTAAAATTGCTGCGGAAATTATTTCAATGGAGCAGCTTAGGGATTCGATTACTGTTGACGAAAGAGGAAACGTTATTCTTCCGTTCGGAACAAGACTTATTAAATCAAACCAGATCAACGATCTGACTGTTATAGGAATAGACAGGCAGTATGCGCTTGAATTTATTACAAGCTCTGATCTCATTATGGAATCGGATAAGCTTATAGACCGTCAGATGGACGCATTCAGCGTTTCCTGCAACCTTGTGTTCAAAAAGCTTATGGCGGACGCCGTAAAGGTGCTTAATATGGATAAGACATAAGTCCGGCTGTTGAAGCTCCGGCGGACGTCTTAAATGGCGTCCGCCGGAATAAAAGCTGCAAAATATTTATGAAAGGACGAAATATATGGAAAAGGAAGAAATACTCAAAAGGCTGAATGAATTTACACGACGGGAAATGTCTGAGGATGAGGTGTATATTTTTGACGTTATTCTCTGCGACAACGACATAGACAGAGATGGCGAGAGATTTTCTCAGAACGCGCTGGAAAGCTTAAAAAAGCTGTTTGTAGGTAAAACCGGAATATTTGATCATAATCCGAAAAGCGGAGGACAGACGGCAAGGATTTTTTCAACCGAGCTTGTAACCGATAATACAAAAGCTACGAAAAACGGCGAACCTTACACTTACTTAAAGGGCAGAGCCTATATGGTCAGAACAGACTCAAATTCGGGATTGATACGAGAGATAGACGGGGGTATAAAAAAGGAAGTAAGCATTTCTTGCAGCGTCGGCTCAAAAAAATGCTCCGTATGCGGAACGGATTTGAAAAGGAAAGGCTGTCCTCATGTAATGGGTAAAAAATACAGCGGAAAGACGGCTCATGCCGTTTTAGATGATATAAGCGACGCTTATGAGTGGAGCTTTGTGGCAGTTCCCGCGCAGGTCAACGCAGGAGTTACAAAAAGATTCGGCAGAAGCGCAGATTCGGCGGAGGCGAAGGCATATAGTGAAGAGCTTATGGAAAAGCTATGCAAAAGCGTAAGAACAGATATTTATAAGCTTTGTCTTGCTTCCGGCTCTTCCGTATGCGCTAAGGCGCTTTCTGCCGCCGCAGATAAAATGAATGCGGAGGAGCTTATTGAATTCAAGGAACTGCTTGAAAGGGAGCATAAATCTAAAACCGTTTCTCAATTGGATATAAAAAAGGACTGTTTGGACGATTTCAGAATGGGGGCTAAAAAAAATGAATATTAATCAGATAAGTTCTCTTTTTACACTTTTTTCAGGCGAGACTGATACGGAGACATATCGTCCGCTGATAGATTCGGCAATTGCCCAGGTAGAACGCAGGCTAAAGGAGGACGTTCAGGATTCCGACGCAAGGCTTGATTACCTTTGCGCCGCAATAGCAAATTTCAGATACAGTCAGATAACGTGCGTGAAAAACAAAATCGCTTATACTTATGCGGGAACAGCCGATTCAAAGGGCAATTCTCAGCTTGAATATGATTTTGCCAGAGAACTTATGCGGGAATATTATAAAGCCGCGTCCGATCTTCTCTATGACGACGGATTTATATTTACCGCGGTTTGCTGCGGGTAAGGGAGAAGATATATGGCGCAGTTAAAGCATATGGTAAACGGAATTTATCAGATTGTAAAAAGCGGCGGCACCGACGTTTACAGCGAATATGAAAAAATTCCCGTAATGGAGCACGGCGATATATACGCTGTGGCGTCCGTTGCGGAAATATATCTTGAAAACGTTTTTGTCGGGGAAAACGATAAGTTTTTCAGGGAAAGATATTTACTTGACGTTAAAATACTCGGCAGGCCTTATACTTCCCCTATGAGCCTTTATGAAATGCTCGACGTTCGGATATTGGATAAGCTTACCTCCAGCGGATATGTTATAAATTCCGCAAAAATATCGGCTCCGGTGCAGGATAACGGACTCAAGCGGCTTATTCTTGAATGCAGAGTCGAATTACTCGGAAAAACGGAGGTCGTTTATGAATCACAGTCTTGACATAGAAAAATACCGCGTTGCAGAGCTGGGAGACGTAAGATTATATATTTCTTCTTACGAACTGTCCCGTGACCGCCGTTACAGCTTTCAGAATCGTTCTGAAAACAGTATATATTTTACCGATAACGGCTCGTTTCCCGCATATTTAAAGCTCAAAGGAATTGTATTGAAGTCGGAATGTCCTATTCCCGGAGTTAAATTAAATCAGCAAATGAGCAACAATATAAGATATTTTCTTACCGCTGACGGTATATTTTATAACGCTGCAAGGCTCAAGACGTTTTCCGTTGTGACGGACGTTAATTCGGAGCTTATCAAATGCGAGATCGTATTATGCTGCGACAGCTATATAGAGCAGGCGGCGGAGGGGAGCTGAAATATGGATTCTCAGTATACGGTAAGAATGTATGACGAGGCAGGTAACTGCGTAATTGAAAGCATATGCTTTTATTTTAGATATGTTAAGGAGCTTTATACGCCTTATGTATGGTTTGAAGGAAAATTTATAAGCTCTGTAACCGCTCCCGCGTCAGACATTCTCAGGATAGAATTCTGGATATACGGCAAAATGATGCACAGAGGTCTTGCCGATAGTATAGATATATGCCGGGAGGGCAACAGGAATATAATAACGGTTAAGTCCAAAAGCTTTACTTCTTTGCTGTGTCAGAATCAGCCGGAGCCGGGTATGATAACGGACGTGAATCTTTCCAAAATTATAGGGACATATCCCGATATTCCTTACGTTACATGTGAGGACAGTGAAAACGAAAATTATATTTACGTCAAGGACGGAGCGACCGTATGGGACGCGGTCTGCAATTTCGGTTTCAGAAAAACCGGACTTTATCCTTATATAGAGGGAACTAATAATGTCAGGATAACGCAGAGAAATCCGTCGATCAACCATGTTGTCAACAATAATAATATTCTTGGCTCGGGAGTTTGTCATGACTGTTCCCGTATTATCAGTCATATACATATGCAGGATATAAACGGAGATTACGATGTTTACAGCCAAAGCAATGCGGAAGCGATGAGGAGAGGTATAATCAGGCATAAGCAAATCCCTCTCGACCGGCAGTTTTTGAATAATCCTGATTCGGGACTGAGCTTTAAGCTTAATTACAGCATGAGAGGGATGGTATGCAATTATATTAAATATGCGGGATATAATTATGAGGATCTTTTTGACGAGGTAACCTACGGAAGCTTTACTAAAAAGAAAATTCACCGTATCGAGGTCGTTTTTAACGGAGGAATGCCCATAACCGTTCTGGGAACATATAACGACGGATTTTTCGGAGATCAATGATTCTTAGATCTGTAGATATTCGGCAAGCTTTGGAAAGGAATTATATATAGTGAAAAATGTATAGATAACTACGGGGATAATCAGCATTACTGAGGATACCGCTGTGCCGTTTCTGAGCTTCTGGTGAGGCATTGTAAACGGCAGGCGGTTATTTTTATAGAATTTGATAAATAGCGCAAATCCGGCGATTGAAAGAGCCAGAGTGGCGAGACTGGTCAAAGCAAGCGCAAGCTGATTTTCAAGCACACCTGAATAGGATACCACCGTCGAATAGGTGTTAGCAAAAGAATGGACTATTATTGAAGGAATAATTGAATTATGCTTAACGTCGATATGCGCAAAGAATATTCCCATTATAAACGCAAAAATAAACTGACCTACGTTAGCGTGCATAAGACCGAAAAGCAGCGAACTCATAATAATTCCGAATCTCTGACCTACTCTGGATAGGTTTTTCATAACAAAGCCGCGATACATAAGCTCTTCTGTAACAGGAGCTCCTATGCAGGCGTAAACCGCCGTTATTGCGATGGTTTTCGGATTTTCATAGTTCATCATTTCTGTTCCTACGCTCATATCCACGCCGCTGAAGATCATTTCTGCGGCCGAGCCTGCAATACCGGCGATATATCTAATAAAAAAGCTTATAACGCAATATGCCGCGATTGTTTTAACGGTGAAGTCTGCGGCGCTGAAATACGATTTTATCTTTATATTAGAAACCTTTGATCCAAGCAGAAATATAACGATACTGCACGATGTCAGGATAAGCATATTAAGACCTATATTAATAGCGGAGGTATTGAAAAACGTTTCAAGTCCGGAGAGATATTGACGCGTCGCCTCAACGGGCTTAACGCCGTCAATCCGCATTACAATAAGCCGTAAAATATATACGGCGGCAAGCAGAAGACCGTTTGAAAGCAGAAAATGGAGAATAATTCCTCCTCCGGCAATATTAAAATAATGTCTGATACGTCTTCGCTCGGCCTTAGACGGCTCAAAGGGAATCTTGCAGCCCGGAATATCTATCTGCGGAACTATTTCTCTGTAATCGCTGTTGTAAGCTTCATATTCTGTAAAATTTTCAAACGGGTTTTGGGGATTTATATCTGACCCCGGCTTTAATGTCTGAGTTTCAAAAATATTATTATCCATAATAGCATATCAAGGCGGCTTGCGCGCCTTTCCTCCGTATCAGTAGTTTTTCTAATATTATATATCAATTTTTACATATAGTCAAATCTCTGACGCCAAAAAGTTGTGGACAAAGCTGAAAAAGTGTGGTATAATAAATTTAACAGTTTATCAAAAAGAAAGGAAAACTATAAAAATGTTTCATGAAAAGTCATGCGGAGCAATTGTTTTTCGAAAATTTCACGGAAACATTGAAATTCTTCTTATAAAGCATGTAAACAGCGGACATTGGTCGTTTCCTAAGGGACATGTTGAAAAAAATGAAACAGAGCTGGAAACGGCTCATCGGGAAATAATGGAGGAAACGGGAATCGACGTCATTCTTGATCCTACATTCAGAGAAACAGTTTCCTATTCTCCCAAAAAGGATACTCAGAAGGTAGTTGTTTATTTTCTTGCGAAAGCAAAGAATTTTGATTTTAAGGCTCAGGAAGAGGAAATTTCAGAAATAAGATGGGTTGATATAGGTTATGCCGTAAATATCCTGACCTATGATAACGATAAGGTTATCGTAAATAAGGCAAAGTCGGCGATAAAGGAAAGAGAATAAAAAAACGCAGCCTTAAGCGCGGTGAGATAAGAAAACAAGCAAAAAGCCTTAAATCATCGCGTTTATGGACGGCGGGCAAACAGGTTACAACTGAATAACCGAGCAAAAGGGGCGTTATCAGACCGATAGCGTCCCTTTCTGCATATTGGCATACCGCAGCTTGAAAAGAGTTGCGGTTTTTTTATGCCCAAAAGCAGGCGGTAACGTGGAACGTTAGGC